CGTCGTGCGGACCGCTGGGACGAGCGCGCGCACGGCGTACTCGAATGCGTCCTGCTCCTTCGGTTGCGGCGGCACGGTCAGGTCGAATTGCAGGAGCTGGATCATCCGGAAGCTGCTCGTGCAGCCGAACGCGATCCCGCCGTTGACGAACACCTTGCGGTCGCGGCGGATGGTGATGTCGAGCCCGCCGACGCCGGCCGAGTCGCCGCCGATGGTGACGTGCCCGCCGTGGGCGATTCCGACGATGCAGGTCACGCCGCCCCCAGCGCGTGCGCCACAGCCCGCATGTCCACGCCGTAGATCGTGACCGCGTCGCCGCCCTCGCCGACCGGGTAGAGCATCCCGAAGCGGCGCATCTCGTCGACGCGCCACGGGGAGACTTGCAGCGCCTGGTCGCAGCCCTCGCGCAAGGACTCCAGGACGACGTACCAGTTCTGATGCTGGCCCACGTCGTAGCCGTGCAGCCCGCCGAAGAGCGGCATCAGCGACAGCCGCTTCGAGTCGCCGCACTCGGCCCGGATCGCGACGAGCGCCTCGGCTGTCCCGCGGCGGTCGAGCGGGGCCCGGTGGTGGAGTCTCACCGCTTCCGCCCCCGCACCACGCGCCGCGGCGCGCGCACCTGACCCGCCATGAGCGCCGCGAGCTCGGGCGCGACCCCCTCGAGCTGGGCCTGCCGCAGCATGGCGGCCCGGCCCCAGGCGCACGGCTTCATCCCTGCCCGGTGCGCGGCGTCGTGGATCAGTGTCGACTCCTCGTGGGCGAGCGCGACGGCCCAACGCAGGGGGCGGGGAGTCATGCGTCCGTGGAGGATGCGAGAGGGGCGCGTCGTGGGCATGCGAGCGGCGTCTCCTGTGACCGTGCCGTCAATACGGCCAACACCGGTCCTGTTCAAGGGGGCGCCGGTGCTGCCCGCTATGCGCGATGGGGCGCGGCAAGGAGGCACCGAATCGCGACGGCTCGCTCCGTGGGGCTGCGCGGGGGAGCGTTGGGGCATGAGCGAATTGGTTCCGGACACCTACAGCGGGCCGTACGGGACTTTCCAAGCGCGCGACCCGGTCATGGATGCGCAGATGATCGCGGAGAGGCTGACACCGCCGCTGCGCTCGTACGAGCAGTTCCGCGCGAGCGAGACGCCGTCGATTCAGATCGTGATCGACGAGAACGACCGCCTGCGCCGTCGCCTTGAGCGCGCCGTGGCCGAGACGGTGCGCGTGCGCGAGCTGAACGAGCTCCTGCGCCGCGAGCGCGTGGACGTCGAGGTTGCCTTGGGCCGGTCGATCCACGAGGGGCAGCTCGGACCGGCTGTGCGGATGGCGCTGTACCGGGAGACTGGCCGGTGAGCGCCGCAAGCCGATCTAACCGGCGCAGGGTGTACCTCGCTGGCCCCATGTCGGGCATCCCGGGCTTCAACTGGCCCGCGTTCGATGCCGCAGCGCAGACGTTGCGCGCGATGGCCTTCGACGTTGTGAACCCAGCCGACTACGACCGCGCGCTAGGCATCGACCCCGCGCGCCCGGAGATCCTGAGCGAGACGGAGTACCGCGCGCTCTTGGCGCACGACCTTGCCGAGATCACGCAGTGCGACTGCATCGCCATGCTCCCAGGCTGGCAAACGTCGCGCGGCGCACGGGTTGAGCACACGCTGGCCGTGGCGCTTGGGCTCGACGTGCTGGATCCCGCGACGGGCCTGCCGCTGGAGGAATCGACGCTCCAGGAAGCGCAGCGCATCGTCTACGGCGACAGGCAGGGCGACTACGGGCACCCGCTGGACGACATGGGCCGAACGGCCTCGATCTGGTCCGCGATCCTCGGCGCGCAGGTCACGGCCGAGCAGGTCGCGCTCTGCATGATCGGGGTCAAGATCAGCAGGGAGTGCAACCGGCCCAAGAGGGACAACCGCACGGACATCGCGGGCTACGCCGAGTGCTTGCAGCGGATCGCGGATGAGCGGGCGCGCAGGGAGGCGACCCATTGAGCCACGCCAGCCGAGAGCGAGGCCCGATCCGTCCCCCGCGCGGCGAACGCGGCGAGCCCGATGCCGGCGGGGTGATCTGGATCCTGGTCGCGGTGCTCGCGGCGTGGTCGGCCTACACGGTCCTGACGTGGTGGCTCGCTTGAGCAAGGCCAAGCCGAAGCGCGCGCCCTCGCTCACGGACTGGGCGAAGGCGACCCCACGCAACACGGGCGGGATGACCTGCGGGGTGTGCAAGCACCCGAAGATCACCGCCGAGGTCCATGCGCTGATGGAGTACCGCCGCGCAGGGCACCCGACGCCGGGCATCCCGCAGGTGCTGCGCGAGCTGGCCACGCGCTACCCGAAGGCGGGGCTGAGCCCGCACGTCTGTCCGATCTGCGTTGGCTCCGGCTGCTACGCGCCGAGAGGGACCTACGCCAACTTGCCGACGCGGTTCTCGCATCCGTGCCACGGCTGCTCGGGCGGGGGGATCGTGTGGGGGCCGCCGGTCGCCGCTGCGCCGTCGGACTTCGGCTGGATCGAGCCGAGCCCGACACCACCGTGGCCATTCGGGACGCAGTGGGAGCCGAACGCGCAGATACCGCTCACCCTCTGCGGCGTGCCCGCGCGGACCGACATCATGGCGTGGAACTAGCTTGACCAAGCGCGCCAAGGGCAGGCGGAAGCCGAGCATGGTCGACTGGGCCAAGGCGGCCCCGGTCGACCACGAACGGCTCCTGCGCGCACTCAAGCGCGCCCCGTCCTCCCTGGACGAACTCGCGCGCTCGGTTGAGGCATCCCCAGGCAGCGTCCTCGACGCGATCCTGGCCGAGCAGAAGGCGGGCAGGAACGTCGTGCGGTTCGGCGACCGCTACACCATCGGCAAGGTCACGGCGCAGATTGCGCGGGACGTGGCGCTCCACGAGTGGAAGTCCGACGCGCGCGGGCGCTACAGATTCGGCGTCATCTCCGACACGCACTACGGGTCGAAGTACTGCCGCGAGGAAGTCGCCGACGAGCTGTACGACTGGTTCGCCAGCGAAGGCATCCGCCGCGTCTACCACGCCGGCAACTGGATCGACGGTGAGCATCCCGGGCACGGCAAGTTCGACCTGGTGGACGAGGCGCACGGGCTCCAGAACCAGCTCGACTACATGGTGGCGAAGTACCCGCTGCGCAAGGGGATCACGACCTACTACGTCGCGGGCGACGATCACGAGGGCTGGTACAACCAGCGCGAGGGCGTGGACTCTGGCCGGATGCTGGAGACGACCGCGCGCGACGCCGGCCGGACCGACCTGCGGTACATCGGCTACATGGAGACGTACGTCACCCTGCGGCACGCGAACTCGGGCAACGAGTCGCGGCTGCTCGTATGCCACCCCGGCGGCGGGTCGGGCTACGCCATCTCGTACGCGCCGCAGAAGGCCATTGAGTCGTGGCAGCCTGGGGAGAAGCCGGGCTGCGTGCTGTTTGGGCACTGGCACAAGATCGAGTACCTCAACGTCCGCGGCGTGCATTCGATCCAGGCGGGATGCACCAAGGACCAGGACCCGTTCGCTCGAAAGAAGCGTCTCCAGTACCACATCGGCGGATGGATCGTGGAACTGATCCAGGACGCTGGTGGCGCGCTGACCGGATGCACGCCGCAGGTGCGTCAGTGGTTCGACCGCGGCTACCACAACGGCCAGTGGTCGCACTCGGGCAAGGTGCGGACGGCGGGGAAGCGCGCGTGACCTCCCGCCGTCTCCGCGACGACCTCAACAAACGGATGGGGCCGGCCGAGCTGGCCATCTTCCGAGAGGTCGTTCAGGACTTGAGGCGCCTCGCACCGCCGCCGCTGCCCGTGTCCGTGCGCCGGACCGCGCCACCGCAGGCCGAGCTAGCAGACTCCGAGCTGCGGAAGCGTCGCGGCAAGTGGGGCTACCGGATCCGCGTTCACCCCGACGCGGGCATCCACCTCGCGCTGTACTTGCTCTGGCACGAGTGGTCTCACTGCCTTGGATGGGCCGAGGGCCACCCAACGGTCACCGACCACGATGAGGTCTGGGGCGTCTGCCTGTCGCGCGCGTACCGAGCGATCCACCCGGAAGATCCGCCCGAGTCGCACGACTCCGAGTAGCGCGCTCGCCCTCTCCGACCGTCAATACCGCGCGCGCCACCCCTTGTCCGGCCCGCGCGCAGGCGCAGGCTTGGCCCCCGTGACGCAATCGGCCAAGAGCGCCAAGCCCTCGGATCGTCGCCGCATCGGCCACGGGTTCGGCACGGGTCGGCCCGTAGCGCAGTTCGGCGAGCAGCGCAGCTTCGGCCTGTCGGGCGCATCGTGGCTCCAGGTCTCCTACAACCCGGGCGGCGAGGAAGAAGTCACCCGCCCGTACGAGCAGAACACCTGGGTCCACGCCGCGGTCAAGGTGCTGGCCGATGCCGCGTCGAGCGTTGACCTCCTGCTCTGGCAGAGCGACGAGGACGAGGCCGACCCGGTAGCCGAGTCGGATCCGCTCGTGCGCCTGTTCGCGCGCCCCAACCCGCTCATGTCGCGCGCCACGCTCATGCAGGCGGCGATGATCCACCGCAAGCTCGACGGCGAGGACTTCTGGTTCCTGACCGACATCTCGGGCAATCCGCTCACGGTCACGAACGGCAAGATCGAAGTCCCCGCGCAAATCTGGCCGATCCGCGGGCGCCTCGTCGAGGCCGTCTGGGATGAGGCGCGCGAAGGGCAGAACGGGTCGGCCCGGACTGTCAAGCGGCAGGTCGGCTGGCGGTACGACACCGAGGGCGGGAACAAGTCCAAGACGTTCCCGATGGAGTCGGTCGTCCACCTGCGCGACTACGACCCCAACGACATGCGCCGCGGACTGGGCGACGTCGACGTGCTGGCTCGCTCGCTCACGCTCCAGTTCCAGGCCGAACGATTCCTCGAAGGCATTGTCCGCAACTCGGGCGACCCGGGCGGATTCATCAAGGTCCCGGGCAAGCTCGGCGGCCAAGAAAAGGACCGGCTCGAGCAGGGCTACAACGACGAGCTGAGTCGGCCCGAGAACCGCGGGCA